ACAGCATGTGGCACAATCATAACCATTATTGGTGCTTATTCCGTTTGTTCTAGCTTGTTTTCACCTACGGTTCACCCCGAAAGTAATCCCAGCCTGAACAAGAAACAGTCTCATCGTGGCCGTGTTGGTAAGAATAAGGGTCACAGAATGGGCTTTGAGGATGATGACGGTTACGGAATTATCCCACAAGGTCCTCTGGATGATAGTGTTGAAGCCCGAATTCGCAAGATAATCAACAGGTCTTATCTGACATTTGTTCTACCGCGCGCCTCCAGTAAGTCTGGGACTATTCTCATGGTTTCGGGCTCACTAGGACTTCTGCCGCACCATTATTGGGCAGAGCTTGAGCACGGTTTGGCCAAAGGTAGGTACAAGCCAAGTGATTTCATTGAGTTTTACAAAACTTCCGGCACTTGCATTAAGACTTGCACTGTTAAAGAGTTTTTGGAGGCGCCTAGGAAGAAGTTCCAGGAGAAGGACCTGTGCATGTTCGAGTTGCCTGGTAAGATGGTTGTGTTCCCTAATATCATCAATCATATTGCTAGTATAACTAGGATTGAGGAACTCAGGAAAGTCAAGGCTGTGGTGTTACTCTCTGAGCCCTTTGATGATGATTTAGATGGTTTGAGGGAAATACCGATTGAAGTGACGATTGGTCCTGCCTGGCTCCCTTACACTAGTTCTTCTGGTTTGAAGCTAGGCACCCCCTCGTCCTACAAGTATCATTCTGACACGTCCCCTGGTGACTGTGGTAGTTGTTCCATTCTCACCGACACCAAACATGCTAAGAATGGTTTGATTTTTGGCATGCATGTGGCTGGTCAAGACTCCCTGACCTCCATTGGTGTTGGTTACGGTGTGATGTTTCATAGAGAAGAGGTTTCTGATATGTTTGAGAGCTTTGCCAAGCTTTCTGCTCAGGGCCCTCCTATCCCGGTGGATCTTGTCACCGGTGAGTTGCCTGACACCTCCTTGGAGCAAGCCTTTACGGTGCTTGGTAGGGTCTCCAAGCAGCCTTCCAGGGTCACCAAGTCCTCACTCCAGAAGATCCCTCACATGTTTGAGTGTCTTGGGCCTACTTCCAAGGTCCCCGCATGTCTTGGTGTGGTT